TTGTTGACCCAAAAGTCTACGCGCCCATCTGACCACATTGGTGCCGCAGACGGCATTGGCAAATCAAACAAGCGTGCAAAGGCTGCTTCAGCCTTAAACCCTACAACGAATCTATCCAAGAAAGCTATCCTAGAAGATTCTTTGTAATTCAATTTAACTTTGGATTCTTTAAGCAACCGATACGCATTTTGCGCTCTGAGTTCCGCATAGTATGAATCACTGCGGCTCAGTTGTACGCTCAAAGGAGGGGCGCTCTGGGCCTGTTCTTGCGGCAACTGTAGCTGTACGGAGGTGGCAGTAGCGGTTCCGGTATTTTTGGGTCTGGCACGCGGCACAGGTCTTTTTGCGGCAATGAAGTTCTTTACACTGCTGTACTGAGTTGGCGTCAGTAACTTTGTGTTTCCGTAGACGGTAGGATTGATGTTTAGTTCTTTGATGGCTTCGGACAAAAGGACTCCGCCGCACCTAAGTTGTTGTTTTACTTGCTTATAGTTAAGTAGCATTTGCGCCCCTGCTGTAAAAGAATGTAGAATGTAGTTAAAAGTGGTACCCTTGATATTTTTGGAAGACTGTATTGTCTATCCTGCGTTTACAAAGATCGCACACACGGTACGGTTCTGCGCCGTTAGTGCTAAGTTCAGTCAATTCATACATATACAAGGTATGGCAGTGACTGCACTTGTAGCGATTATTGTTAGTACTTTCAGTACTTGTCGAACTTGTGGAGGTAGCGGCTGATTCCATAGTTTATTTGCCTATCTTCATGAATGTTCCTTTCTTCATAGTTACGAAATAATGGAAGCAACATCGACTTATATTTAAACCTATACGAAATGCTGTATTTTGCCAGCGGCAAATCGCTGTTTTCGTAAAAAACTTTTATGCGGGCATCTAAAAGGGACTTGGCGATTATATCCAGATGGTAGAAATCCCAGTTCATTGTAATCTTGTCTTTAAACGGCATGCTTCTTTGGCGTCTTTGTAAGCCTTTACGATAGCCAATCAGCGCTTGCTCCACGCTTTGTACAACAGGATGCTCCTTATGCGTACTTAAATAGTGGGCAGTAACCGGAAGATCACGTACAAGATACTTAACTTCATTGTCGAACGTCCAGTTCTTGTATTCATCTGGTATTTCCAGATCGTCAGGCGTGTGCGTCAGTACAAAGCGCCCAAGGATAGGATATCTGATTATTTTAGTATTCTTAGTATTCTGGAAAGGATCTATATATCCAAGAAGTCTTTTGGATAGATCAGTCTGACTAGGCATATTTTATGGTTTTCTGGTATAGAAATAAAAAAATAAAGATTATAGAATATTATATCTTTAAATATTTAATAATTTTAATTACTTAAAGAATAATTCTTTTTGGCCACAACCACTGGGGCGTAAGCCTAAACTATTTTTTGTAAGGCGGCAAGCAAAAACAGCAAGCCGCCCAAAAATAATTTGTAAGTGATTGATTAGACTACGTATCTGGATACTTCTGGCTCAATGTTACAGATGATAGTGCCATGCCACCCAGATAATTTGTTTTTGGAAACAGTCAGATAGCGGCTATTGTCGATTTCTGAATCGTCAATGTCGCCAGCTTCATGCTTGCCAATTCCAATAATCAAATCTGTTTCGGCAGCCTTGCCTATCTTTGAGCCTTCCATATCGAAGGGGGATAGTCTTGTACGGCCTTTAGCTTCCGCAGACGCTTGGCTAATTGTAATAATGGCGCAGTTGCGCCGCTTGGCCACTTCACGCAAGTTCTTGAACAATTCGCGCAAGCGTTCATGGGACGCACTGTACGCGCCGCCAATATGAACTTTGTCGCCTTGGTCTAGGATTACTACGTCAGGCGCCACATTTTCGATGTACGCCTCAATATGCTGTAGATCCCAATCTTGAGTGTCATTCATTACAAGAAAATCTGCAATGCGCGAAAAGATAGCCTTGGCCTTGGCTGGTGCCTTGCCTATTTCATCGCGGGTCATGCCAGTATAGGCTTGTATGGCACGCAGCATAATGCGTTCTGTGCGTTCTTCGTTACCTAAGTACAAGACCTTGGCGCCTTGGTCACAAAAACCGTTGGGCGCACAGCATAGCGACAGGGCAAAGGCGCTTTTTCCTGTTTCTGGCAGCGCAAAGACTACGCCGAATTCGCCGCGCCCAATGCCGTAGACATGGCGGGCCAAGGTTTCGATATTGAATTGGAATCTATGGTCATTGCTGGCGTACCCAAGCAGCACATCTATGTCTTGTGTAGTTGGGGGACCAAAATCGGTGGGCATAAATCCGGCCCTAGTGGACTCCAGAAGCTTCAGAAGCCCCGTCATGGCGTCTTTATCACCTTCCGAAAGGGCTAGCCCTAGTGAAGCTATTTTATGCCCTACATGGCGTTCCCATAGATTGTGTATATACGAATTCATAACATCTGTCGCAATGTCTGGCGGCATACTGAAGACATCTTCTAGGTAGGCGCCAAACTCCTTCTTTTGCGCCACAGATGCATACGGATTCTGCATGTCCCACAGAACCTTCAATTCGCTTTTGTTTAATTGAGCAAGCTCTGGGAACTTTTCGTACGCTTGCACAATTAGTGTGTAAATATCTTCTAGGGCGCCTTCAAAAAGCTTAGAAGATAGATTGGTTTTGTTGGCGGCATAGATTTCCTTTTGGCACAGCGCCAATAGTACCTTTTGTTCTAAGGCGGACGTAGACATAGAACTAACTCCTGCGCAATTTCATTTTGGTTAAATCAGATAGTTGTTTGCCGCGCCGTTCGCGCACAGCAAAACTGCTACCTACGTAGGTAAGGTGGGTCTGATGGCTCTGGGACGTATGAATGAAGTCATCGACCAGTTCTTCCAGTTTGAATCTTTCATCGTCTATGGCAGTTTCGACTTCCTCTGGGCCATTGTCCCAGCGGCCCTTGGCGTCAAAGTCAATGATAAAAATGAAGCGACCTTTCATTGTACACAATCTCCTATAAATTCATGGGAATAACATATTCTGTCGATATGTTTTGCTAATGTAGACTCCGAACGAAATTTATTGGCTTGCATGGAAGAATAATCCTTTCTGTGCTTTTTATTTGTGGAAGTTGGACGCCAGTTAGGGGATTTTTCCCTATATTCGCCCATTCTTGGATGGGCTGTTTTAGAAAAAAATCTACAGCCTTGCGACACAAAGATAGAAGCCGCAGCATCACTGATTCGTACGCCTAAGCCCAAACCTTGGAATTCCGGCAGTACAACCGTACGATGTCCGCGCCATGCGTTCTTTACTGTTCCGCTAGGGAATGTAAGCGCACTGGTAAATCCTACAACTGTTCCATCCCAAACTGCTAGCCAGCATCTAGCACTTTTATTGATGTTTGCGTCAAGATAGTGATGCGTGCTGAACATTGACCAAGCTTTGGAGGAAGCAGGTAGGAGTTCCAAAACGATTTCTGGCCGCCGAACTGACCTTTCTGTGGACATACGCCCATCTTTGGCTGAAGTATCAAATGTCCAATCTGGCGCAAGCCATTCGGCCACATCATAATGACAAGTACAAAAAACTATGCGCCGTAGCCCTTTTACGCGTACATACCGCTGAATTGCGTAGCTACAAGCCTTTGCTACTTGCCTATCCACCACACTTGTAAATTCATCTATGACGGCGCCTGACTTCAAAAGCCTAGCTACCTTCGCCCTAAACTTTTCGCCCTCAGACAATACGTGATAGGGCTTGACCCAAGCAGGTATGCTGTTTAGTCCTACAGCCCCCAACCGTTCTTCAGCGTCTTGTGCGGAATCAAAATGCGAACAAATGGCTTTTGATTCGTCCCATTCAACAATCGGCTCATTGCCAAAATATTCGCGCAAGATTGTAGATTTACCTGTGCCACTTGGGCCAACGATCAGGCCAATCTGGAAATCTTCATCCAAAGCTTCTACATCAAACTTAGGCGGCACAAAAACACTTTGGCCATCTGTAAACGAATAATCGAACACACTAGAAATATGTTCTGTTATTTCGTCTGGGGTAATTTGACAGGTTAGATTTTGCATATGTCCTTTATTTGTTGGGGCGCCAAGTGCTTTAGGTCTGGCCCTGTCAATAAATTGACGGACACAGGCGTATGCGGCATGGCAGCCTGCAGTTGTTGTTTCATGGCAATGGCTTTGCGGCCTGCATCACTATCTAAACAGACAGTAATAGCTGCCGGATTGCCAGACTTTAGGGCAAGAATCGTATCCGTAGATAGATTAGTACCCAAGATGGCGGCCCCTACGGCCCCACAGTCAGCGCCAAATATAGCGCAGGCCGATAGAGCGTCTTCTACTAGCACAATGTGCTGGCCGCTTAATTGATGGACGTACGCCCCACATACAAAAAGGGGCGGCCGCTGTCCGTATATGATCCACTTAGGCTTGCGCCACGGTGCCAAGGACTTGCCTACGGCCCCACTGAGGTCTGTGGCGCAGAACAGTACCCTATCTTGCTGTGGGTCATAGAAAATGCGCACAAAACTTTCTAGGGGGCGTACAAACGCTGGCCCGCAATTGTTTTGGCGCAAAAACTCTAGGACTTTTGGATGATTCTTGGGGCTAGACAATACCTGCGGCATTTGTACACGTGGTGGCGGTGGCGGCGCCACTTGCGCGTCAAATTTAAAATGGCGCCGCTTCATATTTAGGCGCTGGCGCACATAGTCCGCAGAAGTCTTTGTATTGTCTACGGCGCGGCCCCCACTGAGGTCGCAGCCTGCCTTGTAGCAGTTCCACACCACTTTTCCTGCTAAATTGGAAATAGTAAGTGTATTTTTGCCGCCGCAGTTTACGCAATCACGGCGCATGGTGGCGCATGGCTCATGCGGCAATTGCGCAATTAAACTATCCAACATGTTTGCGCGCATATGCCTCCATTGCTTTATTTTCGTAAAGTTCTATTTGCGCCCTAGCCCATGACATTTCCGTTTCTACAATAGGAATAATGTCTTTGTACTTTAGGGAGTAAGCGCCGCTGTACCCCATTACAAGAATATCTTCGGGCTGGCGTCTGCACTTGATGCGCAGCGCTATCAAGTCCTTGAGCTTTTCTTCGGCGTCTGTGCGCTTTTCATTGATTGATCGAATACTAGATTTCATAGCTGTAGATCCTTGTCCTTAGTTTAAAAAATAGTCTAGTTAGTTTGCGCCAAAGCTTTCCAACTAACCGGATAAATCTTTTCCATTTGATTGCTAATCTGAATAGCAATAGATCGACTTTCTTGTTGAGCATGGTCATCCATTCGTAAGTGGCACATATCAGCAAAGGCGTCTAGGCTGCCTGACCAGATCCATTCAGTCATCATTGATTGTGGCAGTACCATGCGGGCCTGTTCGGCGGCCACGCCTGCCTCCAGCAAGTCCTTGTAGGCTTGCAGTGCTTGTATGTACGTGTTGTGGATTGCTGTATGCAATTCTACAGGTACAAAAGCATGTTGGTCGGCGCTAGTACTTGGTTTCGATCCTTGCTTCTTGTCTTCGGCCTGCTGGCGCCAACTGGCGCGATCTAGCTCCAGTATTTGGGGCAAATTGGTCACGTAGCGGCGGCTGACTTCATTCCAGCGCAAGAATTTGTGCTTGACTAGCTGGCGGGCCACAAACACAGGGGCTTGTACATGGAAAGACGCAAAGCAATGGCCAAAAGGGCTGGTGTGCCTATTGGCGGCCAGATAATTGATGAGGCGTGTGTCCTTGACGGCGTCAAACGTCTGTTTGCGCTTGCCAAAAGACACGCGGGCAGCATTGACAACGGTCAAATCATTGCCCATGTGGTCTAAAAGCACTGCTTTCATAGTTATATGTACCTTATCCTTTCTTGTACGGTGAATCACTTGCGCGTCAAACCCCATAAGTACACCAAATGGGCGGCAAGTAGGAAATGACACTAGTACAATTGAAATAGTAGTACAAGCAATAGTTTGGGGCTTGACAAAAAAAGTTTGGGGCGGCAAGCTGACGGCTACACATTTTGATCCTTCCTCAGACCGAATGGGCGCGAAAGCTACCCAGCCCCACTGCAACCACAGTAGTGGGGTGAAGGTCTGCAGCAGCAAGCTGAAATAAAATTCACTTGCGCGTCAAATTCATTAAGTACACCCCACTAAATATCTAGCCTTTACATAGCCCCCCCTTGGATGCTGGCCGCCGCTGGAGCATATTTGTGTATTTGGATAAGTAAATATTTAAATAAACAAATAAACAAATAAACAAATAAACAAATAAACAAATAAACAAATAAACAAATAAACAAATAAACAAATAAACAAATAAACAAATAAGCAAATA